GCTTAGTCACTAGCCCTAAGTCCATTAAGGTGCTAGAAAAGATATTTGATGCTGCCCTTGACGATGACAATAAGGCCCAATCGGCAGCATGGAAGTTGATTGTTGATCGTCTGGCCCCTCTGAGCAGCTTCGAGAAGGGCAGTGGTGGCAAAGCCTCTGTGACCATTAACATCAGTGGTCTTGGTGATAACACCAACATCTCAGCCAGCACAGACGATGCCATTGATGGCGACTACGAACCAATAGAAGATTAGATGGCTACTTATTAGGCAATTGGACGCTATGACTAAGTTGTACACAGAACTCAGGAATCTGCCTAATCTGCGCATGTGCTATAACCATCTGCGCAAAGAGCCTGATCTGTCCGACAACCTCATCGTTGCCATGCTTGCCAACAGTGCCGTAGAGACTGGTGGTACGTTTAACTATCGTGAAAGACAAAAGGGCCGCTTGACACCAGCAGTGGGCCTGTTCCAGTTTGACCCCAGAGGCAAGGGCTTGTTTAGCCTTTACCTTGACTACCTTGACCATGTAAACGGTGAAGACTCCGCAGAGCGACAACTTGATATGCTCGTGGACATCCTGTTTAGGTCATGGAAAACTGGGGTCGATTATATTGGCTCCGGGAATGTGACTAAAGTACTTCAGGCGGCAGATAAGGGTCCGCTGGAGGCGACTAGAGCATTCTCGGACCACATACTCCGACCAGGCAAGCCCCACATGGAACGTAGGATCAAAGCTGCCGAAGAGATGTTGGCATTCATTGAGAACGAAAAAAACAAAGCATGAGTGGCCCTTCGCTAGACATCAAACTGTTGCCTTGGCAGCAGGAAGTCTGGTCTAGCCCTGCACGATTCAAAGTCGTAGCGGCAGGTCGCCGTACTGGTAAAACCAGACTGGCAGCTTGGACCCTTGTGGTCAATGCCCTACAGACCAAGAAGGGCCATGTGTTCTATGTGGCTCCTACACAAGGTGCAGCACGAGACATTCTGTGGAAAGAACTGCTTGAACTGGCACACCCTGTCGTCACGGGTAGCCATGTAAACAACATGCAGATTACCCTCATCAATGGGGCCACCATCAGCCTTAAAGGTGCTGACCGACCAGAGACAATGCGTGGTGTGTCTCTAAAGTATGTGGTCATTGACGAGTATGCCACGATCAAACCGGATGTATGGGAACTGATCCTTCGCCCTGCCCTATCTGACCAGAAGGGAGGTGCATTGTTCATTGGAACACCGGCTGGCAGGTCACACTTTTATGACCTGTACAAATATGCCGAACTGGGTGATGACCATGAGTGGGCTGCTTGGCACTTTACCAGTTATGATAATCCCCTGATTGATCCTAATGAAATTGAAGCTGCCAAACGATCCATGAGCAGCTATGCCTTTAGGCAAGAGTACATGGCCTCCTTTGAGGCACAAGGCTCTGAGATATTTAAAGAAGAGTGGATCAAGTACGGCGTAGAACCAGAACTTGGTGACTACTACATTGCAATTGACCTTGCAGGCTTCCAAGAGGTTGGCAAGGCCAAGAGCAAAAATAGCCGTCTTGACGAATCGGCCATTGCTGTCGTCAAGGTAACACCCAGTGGGGACTGGTGGATCAAGGACATCATCCGTGGTCGTTGGGAGCTTAACGAAACAGCCAACAAGATATTCCAGGCAGTTACCGAAGTGCGTCCCGTATCTGTAGGGATCGAAAAGGGCATTGCCAGACAGGCCGTTATGTCTCCCTTGTCGGACCTTCAACGGCGCTACAACAAGTATTTCAATGTCAAAGAACTAACCCACGGCAACCAAAAGAAGACAGACAGGGTTGTGTGGGCACTACAGGGCCGCTTCGAGCATGGCCGCATTACGCTTAACAAGGGCGACTGGAACGAGCAATTTCTCGACCAACTTTTCCAATTCCCATCGGCCTTGACCCATGATGACCTTGTCGATGCTCTCAGCTACATTGACCAATTGGCAGTTGTGCCATATGGCATTGACGACTTTGAAGACACTAATTACGTTCCTCTTGACATTCTTTCGGGCTATTGATGATGATTGAAGAAATCAATTTTGAAGACGGTGAGACCTTTGTTCAGGAAGAGTCCTTAGCCGGATGGATCATGGACAAAGTGGAATCATGGAGAGACCATTACGAAAATAATTATGAACGCCAGCATGACGAATACTACCGCATTTGGCGTGGCGTATGGGCCGCTGAGGACAAGACACGCGAGTCTGAGCGCAGCCGACTTATCAGTCCTGCTACGCAGCAGGCCGTAGAGTCTTCTGTCGCTGAGATCGAAGAGGCCACCTTTGGCCGTGGTCCTTGGTTTGACATTGAAGACGATGCCAACGACCAAGAGAAAGGGGACATTGAGTTCCTGAAGAATCGTCTGCATGACGACTTTCGTAAGCAGAAGATCAGGAAGGCTATTGCCGAAGCACTCATCAATGCCGCTGTGTACGGTACTGGCATTGCCGAAGTGGTCCTTGAAGAAGTAAAAGAGATGGCTCCTGCCACTCAGCCCATTATGGACGGACAGCTACAGGCCGTTGGGGTAAACATCAAGGAACGCACTGTGGTCAAGATGCGTCCTATCCAGCCCCAGAACTTCCTGATCGACCCTGCTGCTTGCACAATTGACGAAGCCCTTGGCTGTGCCATTGATGAGTTTGTACCTGTACACACAATTCAGCAGCTTCAGGAAAAAGGTGTCTATCGCAAGATTGCCATTAGCAGTATGCAGAATGACCTTGATCTTGAGGAAGACAAGACCCTTACTGCCCCTGAAAGCTACAAGGCCCGTAAGACCACTTACTACGGCTTGGTGCCTCGTGCCTTGCTCAAAGCTGCCCAAGAAGACGGTATGGAAGTTGAAGAACTGGGCGTAGGGGAAGATGAAGAAGATAGCTATTATGTAGAGGCCATCGTAGTTCTTGCCAATGGTGGTGACTTGCTGAAGGCTGAAGCCAATCCGTACATGATGCAGGACCGTCCTGTCGTTGCCTTCCCGTGGGATGTTGTTCCTGGTCGCTTCTGGGGCCGTGGCATCTGTGAGAAGGGCTACAACAGCCAGAAGGCACTGGATGCTGAACTACGTGCTCGTCAGGACGCACTGGCCCTGACTGTGCACCCAATGATGGGCATTGATTCTACCCGTCTGCCTCGTGGCATGACCACCGATGTTCGTCCCGGTAAGACCATCCTGACTATTGGCCGTCCGTCCGAGATCATTGAACCCATCAATCTGGGTCAGGTCAATCAGGTCACCTTTGCCCAAGCCGAATCGCTCCAGAGGATGCTACAGATGGCTACGGGCGCGATTGACTCTGCTGGCATCCCCGGTAGCATCAATGGCGAAGCGACCGCAGCGGGCATCTCAATGAGTCTGGGTGCCATCATTAAGCGCCACAAGCGTACCTTGATTAATTTTCAAGATGCCTTTATCATCCCGTTTGTCGAAAAGGCAGCATGGCGCTACATGCAGTTTGACCCGGAATCCTATCCGGTCAGTGACTACAAGTTTGTAGCTACAAGCTCGTTGGGCATCATTGCCCGTGAGTATGAAGTGACCCAGCTTGTCCAGTTGCTCCAAACAATGTCTCAGGAGTCTCCGTTGTACCCTGTGCTCATCCAAAGCATCATTGACAACATGAGCCTGAGCAACCGTGAAGAACTCATTGCTGCAATGCAACAGGCCCAGCAGCCCTCGCCAGAGCAGCAACAGGCACAGCAGATGGCAATGGAAGCCGACATGCGCTTCAAGAACTCCCAGTCTGCCGCATTGGAAAGTCAGGCCGCTGAGTCCAATGCCCGTGCTGAGAAGATTCTTATGGAACGTAGTGCTATCCCTGTTGAGCTACGCATCAAGCTCGCTCAGGCAGCATCTAACAACCTCAAAGAGTCAGACAATGGCAATGAGTTTGAAAAGCGTCTGAAGCTGCTCCAAGCCCTTCTGGAAGAACGTAAGGTTGCCGTTCTGGAGAAGAAGGAACAAAGGGAAGCATCTGCTGCCGATATGGAGTCAGAACTGATGCGGAGACTGACGAGTGAGTAACTTGACCAACTTTGAAAACAAAGTGCGGTCTCTGCAATCAAAGTTGGAAGACCGTAAGCTAATTGCTTTGGATGACAAGTTCTCTTCTGAGATTACTGAAGTCAACAAAGCCATTCAGGCACTTGCAGCCAAACAGGCTCTTGTGCCTTTGCAAGGAGAAAAGGGAGACAAGGGCGATAGAGGCCCAGCAGGTGAACGTGGTCTTCCCGGTGAGAAGGGCGAACGTGGCGACATGGGTCTGCCTGGCCCTAAAGGCGAAGACGGCCCTGCTGGCCCACAGGGCATTAGTGTCGTTGATGTCCGAGTAGACTTTGACAATCATCTTGTTGTAAACCTGTCTGACGGTCAAGAGATTGATGCAGGTGAGATCAGAACAGAAGGTAACAACCTTACTTCCAATACCAGTGTTGTTATCAACCGCAGTGAAGAAGGTGGCGGCGGTGGCACAGCATTCAGGGAAATTAACCCTGTATTTACTTATACCAGTGGTGTTCTTACCCGTATTGATTATGACAGCGGAAACTACAAAACATTTGCCTACACTGATGGTGTATTGACTACTTTGGTTTACGTCAAAGATACCGAGACAATAACAAAGACATTCAACTACACTGACGGTGTGTTGACTTCGATCACTGAGGTTACTTCTTAATGGCAAACCAAACAGTCACCACCGTAGTCAATTATGATGACGCTGCTATTTCTGGCCTCCTCGATGGCGAGGTCATCACGATCAATGGTGGTTCGGTAACCGTTAACGCCGACGTTCGCTGGAACCAGCAGGCTGCGGTGTTTGGTGCGGTCACGCTGTCTGGCACGCTGGGCGGTTCGTTTCTGATCGACGGCACGCAGGTCTGGGAGGTGCCGTTCTCGGCCTCCAGTGGCAACGTGCCGACGCAGAACGCGCTTGGTTCCAACGGCGTCACCGGCGGCACCTCGGGCGCGACGGGTGAATTGACTCGCGTCTGGGCCACTGGCTCGCTTGACCCTGCTACGGCTGGCGCGGCTATGCCCGGCACTGGCTTCATCAAGCTGCGTTCCAAGACCGGAACCTTCCAGTCGGGTGAGACGATCACTCTGCCCGGTGGCGCTACGGTCACGGCGTCTGGTGCGGGCAAGCGGTCATGGATTCATGTGGTGGGCCGTGAGGCGACGTCGCTCACGATTCCTCGTCTTGCCACGTTTGAGTTGGACGGCGACTGGTACGAGATCGGCACCACGGACGGCACGGACGACCAAACTTTCCAGTTTCCTGTGGCCGATATGTGTCCGTCCATCTGGGTCGAGACATCCGCAGGATCTGGCGTCTATGAAATATGGAACTATGCCGCCGACCGCTGGGGCGTAGAAGCAAGCGGTGTCCCGCTGGTGCCGACCGATGCTCGCGGCAAGTTCTTCGGCATGACGTTCGCCACTGGTGTTATCGAGATTGCCAAGCGCACCGGAACGACCAGCGGTTACAAGCCAGCCAGTGGCTGCAAGGTGCGGGTTCCTAATGTAATCCTGTCCAGCGCACCAGCAACCAATTACGATTCCAACACGCTAAATGCGACTATCGCTACCCGTTACGACACGGTTACGACTTCTGCTGGGTCGCTCGTCATGTCCTATGCGTCGTGCAACTGGTACATAGTTACAAGCAACGCTTTTAACGTCGCTCTGACTAATTGTTCTTTTGCCGACAGCGTATCTTTAAGCAACACCGGAAATAACACAGCGGTAACTAATTGTGGTGTGTCTCCAAGTGGTGTTATCGCCGCTGGGGGAACATTAAGTCTCACCAACAGTTTTAACGGCGGCACTGTTACCGACTGTCGAGTCACTCGCCTGAACGGCACAAATGCTGTAGCAGCATTTACTGTTGCTGACTGCGATGGTTTTACGTTTACCCGAATGCAGGGCGATTTATTCGGCGCTAACAACACAACCCCTGAACGTACATCGGGCACCGTTTATGCAATGAATCTGGCGCGTTTGAGTAATTCAAACATTGTTGATTGCAGCGGCGTGGGTGGAATTTTAAACATTACATCTTGCAGCAAGCTAAATATCAGCGACTTTAAATACGCAGACAAACTTGCAATAGAAACTAACCTGACTGCGCCAGCTACGGCTTATGCCATTACAACTGCAGCAACAGATATTTTTATCGACGGTTTTGAGGCTTATGCCGGCCTGAACAACGTCCTTCCGTCCACGGCTATCATTACGGTTGCCTCTGGATCGTTGCGAGTGGAAGCGCGAAACATCGGCACAGCGGCGGTTCCGCTTGATGGAGGCAGTGCGGTAAGTAATCGTCCAAACTATCTTCTGTCAGCGTCAGTTTGCATAGACGTTACTTTGCGCCGATGCTATGTGAACAATTTTCGAGGCACCACAGTCGGAGCCATCAACGCTGCCAATACAGCACAGAATGTAAACCTAATTAACGTATGGTCGAATAACACGGTCACGCAAAGACTTCAGTCAATTAATACGCTGGTTGAAGGATGCTCTTGGGTCGATCAGCTTACTACTGGCGAGTCGGCGGTCTACGGTTCACACTGGCGCGACACGTTTCAGAGCAGCACGACAGGCTCGTTCATCATCACGGGTCACGAACCGACAACAGGAACTGCTGACCAGTGTTCGTTCACGCTCGACGCCGCAAACGGATCAGGTTTTACATCGGCTGGCTCGATCACAATGACGCAGACCACGGACACGGTGACGTGGACAATGCCGTATTACGCGATTGGCTGGACTGGCATTGGAAAGCAAACAGCCGCCGCCAACACGTTTTTGTTAGAAGGTGGCAACCCGCAAAACTTTGAGTTGGATTACCAGATCAACAAAAACGACGGCGCAGGTTTTAGTGCGTGGACGCATCTGGTCAGCTTTGTTCGACGAAACAGTCTTGGCACGGCAGGCACAAACACTATTGCATTGACTCTTACCGACTGGGACACGTTGACCCGCACCCCGCAAGTGGGCGACTACATTCAAGGCAACTTAGTCAACTTTCCCGCTGGCACGACGATCACTAATATTTCTGTTGGGGCGAGTTTTGTCACGATTACGCTGTCCAACAACATCACGACATCCAATCCGACCTATTGCGCGATCTGGAAAGATATCGCAAACGAAGTGATTGACCCCATCGACGGCATCAAGCTCAAGGTGCGGGCAAGGGTGTTGACGGCTAGCACTAGTAACGGTCTTCGTTACATCAAGATTCCAGCCGACACCACGGCGACGGACTATGTGCGGCAGTACCCGCTGCCAACAGACCGCCAAGGCGTAATTACAAACATGATCGCGGGATCACGGCTACAGATTTACAACGTCACGACCTCCACCGAAATCGTCAACCGTGTAGTCACCGGCACCAGCTACACATACGACTACAACAACGGCACGGGCATTTCGGACGGCGATACGCTGCGAATCAGGCTGGCATGGTTTGGCGGTGCGACGGCATCTATTGGCTACGAGGGTTTCGCGCTGGCGAACGATGATGGTTTTGCGCTACTGGCGGCGCAGACTAATGACGACATTTACCAAGCCAACGCAATTGACGGCTCGACGGTTACCGAGTTTGTGTTCGATTACCCGAACGTTCAGGTCGATATCAACGACCCAGATGGCTCGACGAGCATTACTCGTCTGTACGCTTGGTGGTGCAAAGAGCGCACGACAGCCGACGGTATCCGCACGCTGATCGGCGGGCTGGTGGCGGAAGACGCTGGCAACTACAAGGTGGTCACTGATCGAATCAACCTGAAGCTGGACAACACTGCCAGCACGGGCGTGATCTTCACTGGCGACCTTCGCTTGTACCGCGACGATGGCGTAGCCCCTGTGGTTACCAGCACAACGGGCGGCGGGTCGATTACTCTGTATGCCGGTAAGGTCTACACAGTTGCCGTAGGTTCTGGTGTAACCAACCAGGATAAGACGGATATTATCAATGGTGTGTGGAATGCCGCAGTGTCTTCTTACGCATCAGCAGGCTCTACAGGCAAAACCTTGGATGAAACCAAGAAAGCAGCAAACTTGGCCGCTAATTTGGCGGCTGCTATTTAACCAGTGAGGTCTTATGATTACAGCAACTGAGCTTAAAAACATCATCAACCAGGTAAATGCCAGCTTTGAGCAAGATCGAAAGCGGATTTCAGAGATGGAAGAGCGCATCAAAGCCCTTGAAGAGGCTTCAGCAAAGCCCGCTAAAGCTACCAAAGAGGCCAAATAACATGGATGACAACAAAATTAACCTGTTCCTGTCCATTATGGCCTACACCCAAGGCGGCTGGACGGCTGATGATGTCATCAAAGCCTATGAATTTATCAACAAAGAGGCTTCAAAGACAGTTCCTGAAGGCAAGGTACTCCTGTTTAAGGCAGCAGAACAAGAAACTCATTAAAATCCTTGACTGTTTTAAAAAGTATGGTATAATTATAGGGTACCAGTAGTGAAAAACAAAGAACTAGAACGCTACTACGACAACTTCTTCGACATCTTCCACACAGAAGGCTGGAAACAGCTTCAGGATCAGTTGGAAGTTACTGTCAATCAGCTTAACGACATCCGAACCATTAAAGACCCACGTGATCTTGACTTCCGTCAGGGCCAACTTGATGCAATTCGGACCCTTGTTAACTTTGAGGCCTCTATCCGCCAGACCGTAGAGGCCCTTGAGGCAGAAGAAGATGTTGTTTGACTTCCGATGCCCTAATGCTCATACCTTCGAGGCCAATGTGGCCTCCTCTGTCCGACAAGCACCCTGCCCGGACTGCAACCAAATAGCCGAAAGGCTTATCTCCGCTCCGCTTCTCAAGATTCCGGGCCTTGGCGACTACCCAGGCGCAGCCCTTAAATGGGCAAGGACTCATGAGAAAGAGGCAAAGCGGTCCTCCCCAGACGATTAGGTAAACTACAGCCAAGTAGCCCTAACCCTTCTCCATAATGCTATTGCACGGAGTTAATAATGGCAGAAATAATTGACAAGCGTATGCTTGAAAACGAAATCGAAGCACTTGAAAAGCTGGCAACAGAGGAACAGGCCCCCGAACCGGACAACCCTGAACCCGATGGACTTCCAGATAAGTACCGCAACAAAAGCCTTGTAGACATTGTAAGGATGCACCAAGAGGCCGAGAAGGCACTAGGACGCCATGCCAATGAAGTAGGCGAGTTGCGTAAAGTAGTCGATGATTTCATCACTAAGCAGACAGAACTTGTCGAGACCAAGAAACAGCCTGAAGAAATTGACTTCTTCGCTGATCCAAAAGCAGCAGTAGCGCAGACCGTAGAGAGCCATCCTGCCTTCAAGGAACTGAAGACTCTAACTCTTCAACAGAAGCAGGCAACGGCACAGGCCGAGATGAAACGCAGACACCCGGATGTCGATCAGATCATTCAGGATGAGAAGTTTCTGGAATGGGTCAAAGCCTCTAAGGTCCGTCAAAGCCTACTTGTACAAGCTGACCAGCAGTATGACGTTGATGCAGCCGATGAGTTGTTTTCAACATGGAAAGAGCGTCAGCAGCTTGTTCAACAGACAGTCTCCAGTGAGACTACCGCCAGGAAGGCAACTGTAAAACAAGCAGCCACAGGTGGCAACACCTCTGCTCAGGTTCCTCAGTCGAAGAAGAAGTATCGCAGGGCTGATATTATTAAACTCATGCGAGAAGACCCTGACCGCTATGCAGCATTGGCCGGTGAAATCCGGAATGCCTATGCAGAAGGAAGGGTCATTTAACTAGGAGATTGTAATGGCTACTTCAACTTACCCCACTATGACCGGCGCAGTCGGTCTGTCCGATGTTGGCACCTTCGTTCCTGAACTGTGGTTTTGATCTAAGGCCACCTAATCTCTGAATAACGTGGACACCTAGATAGCTAGGCAACACGAAAGAACCTAGACAATCCAAACACAATAGGCGGATTGATGAAGACGATCACTGAAACAGAAGTGAAGTACCTTGCTGGACTTATTGACGCTGATGGTTGTTTGTCTTTTGAATTTACTGGAGACAGACTAACATTATCAATGAGAATAAGCGCAGCCACATCCATAGACAAACATGAATATGTTTTAGGACTCCCCGAGTCTACCGGCTACGGCTCTAGTCACACAAAAAGCCAACGAACCGAAACTTGGGCACCTATAACAGTCTGGGCGGTTAGTAAAACTTCCGATGTGGAGATGTTACTTCCCCGCTTGATTAAACATCTAGTCATTAAAGGCAAGCACTTTGACAGGATGTTGGCGATGTGTAAAAAGTACAAAGGTAAAAAACTCAGTGATCTTGATAAGGAACAACTACGTGCGTTCAGCAAAGCCTCTAGGGCCGATGCGGGTCCAGTAAAGCCTAAGAAACATCCTTCTTGGGCATGGACAGCAGGATACCTTGATGGGGACGGTAGCTACATATACAGCCACCCGCCGTCACACAAAGGTCCTAAATTGCTTATACAAGCAACAGCGCACGAAAACGATAGAGTAGCTCTTGATCTTCTCCACAAGGCTTTCGGTGGATATATTACCGATAGGGGAGTAGGCAAGAAACACATTTTGGATTGGAGACATTCTTTATCCAAAACGTATAGTTCGTTTGCAGTAATGTTCCTTACCAAGATGGTACAACACAGCAAGCTCAAAAAACACAAGATTGAGCAACTACTGGCGTACCATAACAGTCTTTAAGGACTTGCACAGACTAAGTGAGATTATCCCTGCGGGGAAAGCTATAGTCGGAAGGCCCACGGAGCCTCGCTGATGAAATCCGGGCAAGTTACGAGAAGAACCTCGTCCTTGCCAACCTTGTCAAAAAGCTGTCCATGAAGGGCAAGAAAGGTGACACGATTCATATTCCTGCCCCGATCCGTGGTCAGGCATATGCCAAAACGGAAAACACCGCTGTCACCCTTCAGAACAACACTGAATCCGAAGTGCAGGTTATCATCAACCGTCACTTTGAATACAGCCGTCTGATTGAGGACATCGTGTCCGTACAGGCTCTGGACAGCCTGCGTCAGTTCTACACCAGCGATGCTGGCTATGCACTGGCAACCCAGGTAGACAACGACCTGTGGACGCTGGGTCAGACGCTGGGCGATGGCACGAACGACTGGACTCACAGTGCTTCTTTCTACATTGATGTTTCCACTGGCCTCACCCTGTATGCAGAAGACACCGTGATCGACACTGATGTCTTTACCGATGCTGGCTTCCGTGCTTTGATTCAGAAGATGGACGATGCTGACGTACCGATGGATCGCCGTGTGTTTGTCATTCCGCCCTCGCTGCGTAATGCCATCATGGGCATCGACCGTTATGTGTCTTCGGACTTCATGAATGGTGGTGGCCGTGTTGAGAAAGGCAAGATCGGTGAGCTGTACGGTATCGACATCTTTGTCTCCAGCAACAGCCCTGTTGTCGAAACTGCTGCTAACAACAGCGCAGTAGGTAACAGCAAAGACCTTCGTGCAGCACTGTTGCTCCACCGCGACTCGTTCATCTTGGCCGAGCAGGTGGGTGTCCGTAGCCAGACTCAGTACAAGCAGGAATATCTGGCTAACCTGTATACCGCTGATACCCTGTACGGTGTTAAGACCTACCGTCCGGACAGCGGCTTTGTTCTGGTTGTAAACAACTAAGAGCCGTAATACCTCCCCTGGCCTAACCGGCTGGGGGAGTTCTTTAACACTTCGGAGCCTACCTTGAGCAATTACACCGTAACTACCAACTTCGGAGCTAAGGATACCCTTGCAACTGGTAACCCTGCAAAGGTTATTAAAGGCACCGAGTTTTCCACAGAATTTACCAACATTGCTGCGGCTATTAGTTCTAAAGTAGACAGCAATGGCGTACTGGGTACTCCTTCGTCTGGAACCCTGACCAATTGTACTGGCCTGCCTGTATCCACAGGAATTAGTGGCCTTGGCAGCAACGTAGCTGCCTTTCTTGCTACTCCTTCAAGTGCCAATTTGGCTGCTGCCATTACGGACGAGACAGGCACTGGCGCTCTTGTGTTTGCTACTAGTCCTACGTTTGTTACTCCTGCATTGGGTACTCCTGCGTCTGGTAATCTTTCAAACTGCACTGACCTTTCTTTGACCACGGGCGTCAGTGATATTTTGCCTGTTGCCAATGGTGGTACTGGTATCACTTCTTTTGGCACTGGCATTGACTCCTTTCTTGGTACACCTTCAAGTGACAACTTACGTAGTGCTATAACTGATGAAACAGGTACTGGCTTTTTAGTTTTTTCAGATTCTCCTAGTTTTTCTGGCTCACCAACAGCTCCTACAGCTTCTGTTGGTACTAATACTACTCAATTAGCAACTACTGCTTTTGTACAAACAGTAGCTTTTAACACGGCACTTCCTGCTCAAACAGGAAACGCTAATAAGTATGTAAAAACAGATGGAACAGCAGCTTCTTGGGATTTTGTTAATTTAACTAACGGCGTCACTGGTGCTCTTCCTGTTACCAACGGCGGCACCGGAGCGACAACGCTTACTGCCAACAACGTAATCCTTGGCAACGGCACAAGCGCAGTTCAGCTTGTAGCACCGGGTACCAGCGGCAACGTGCTAACATCAAATGGAACAACGTGGACATCTGCCGCCGGTCCCGCCGGAGTCGATGTGCAGACGTTTTCGTCTGGTGGAACATGGACGAAACCAGCAGGCGCGACCTTTGTCATGGTTGAATGTTGGGGCGGTGGTGGCGGTGGTGGTTCTGGACGCAGAGGGGCTGCAAGTAGTGCCAGATTTGGCGGCGGTGGTGGCGGTGGTGGCGGTAAAACGACACGCCTGTTTAAGGCATCCGATGTTGGATCGACAGAAACAATTACTATCGGCGCTGGTGGAAGTGGGGGCGCGGCGAGAACAACGAACGATCAAAACGGAGCAAACGGCACTAATGGAGGCAATACTACTTTTGGTTCGTTGGTAACTGCTCGCGGTGGAAACGCAGGAAACCAAGGATCTACCAGTTCGGGAGAAGGTGGTCATGGCGGCGGAATAAATGATGGATTTACCATCCCTGTAAGTTCTACAAGCAGCAACCTGTTTTCTGTCTATGGGGGCGTTGGTGAATATGGGGCATTTGCTGTTTCCGGTGCTTCTTTCAGTGATGGTTTCAAATCTGAGGATGGCGGCGCTTCTGGCGGGAGCCATCGCCCTGATGCAAACGGAATCATTGCTGGTCAAGGTGGCTGTTCTGTCAATGGCGGACCGGGCGGTGGTGGCGGTGGCAGTATTACAAGCGGCAACACAACTGTACCAGGTGCAGCAGGCGGGACTCTTTCCGATTCTACCCGGACAGGCGGCGGTGGCGCTGCTGGGACTACTCAAGGTACTACCGGAGGATCAGGAACAAGTCCGGCGCTCACTGGCCGTATTTCAGGGACTGGTGGCGGTGGCGGTGGCTGGGGCAATACATCCGCAGCCGGTGCTGGGGGTGCAGGCGGCATTGCTGCCGGGGGCGGCGGTGGCGGCGCTTCAACCAATGGCTATGACTCGGGCGCAGGCGGCGCAGGCGGCAATGGTTATTGCCGTGTAACGTCTTGGTGAGGTGACTTTATGAAATATGCAATCATTGAAAATGGAATTGTTGTCAATATCGTAGTCGCTTCGCCTGAGTTTGCAGCGCAGCAAGGCTGGATTGAATGCCCGGAAGGTGTAGGGATTGGCTGGACGTTTGATGGTGTAATGGCTACGCCGCCGCCTGAGCCTGAGTCTACTCCGCAAGACCTAAAACTTATCGGCATTGAAATTAATGGCATCCATTGTAGCGCAACCCGCAACGACCAAGACGGCCTGACTGCGGTTGCAATGGGCGTCACGCTGGCACGGATGGCTGGCGAGGTGTTCCCGCCGACCGTGTTTTATTTCGAGAATGGTAGTTCGATTGTCATTAAGGACGACAATTTTGATTCAATCTATGCCCAGTGGGTTCCGTTCCGTCAGTCGTTTTTTGCAGTAAACAGCTAAGGAGAGCACAATGCAGGACAATGATAACTACTTGACCGAGGCAGACATTGACCGCATAGCCGAAAGGGCAGCAGAGAGGGCCATTGAGAAAGTCTACACAGAGATCGGTA